CGCCGCTTCGCGACGAAAAACTTCCTCGTTGATAAGCCCGCGATCGAGCCGGTCTTGCAAGTCAGTGATCGCATTCTGGTACTGCAACGCGGCATCAAAGCCCGCCTGCCCAAACTTGGCAGATTCGTCGATCGCCTTCGACACGTTGTCGGTGAAGCCTTGCAGGAACTTCTCCCTCTCAGCGGCCGACTTGCGTTCTTCCTCCGTCAGCTCCTCAACGCTAGAGCCAAGAGTTTCTGTAGACTCTGCCGCGTGACTCGCTGACGTGTCGATCCCGAGGAAGTATTCTGCGATCGTCAGTAGCTGACCGATAAATGTGCCAACAGTGTTGACAATCGTAGAAATCACGGACGCAACGGCATTGAAAATAGAACTAAGAATGCTCCCCAGCGTCTGCAAGATAGGCGACTGTGAAGCAAGATCCCCTAGCGTTGACACCACCGCCGAAATCGCTTGCCCTGCTCGCTGGAAAGCGGTCACGATAATGTTCACAACTCGTGACACAGTTTGCCCGAATGCTGCGATGTTTTCCGCGATGGCTCCGATAGGCGTAAACGACATAGCCCACTCGACCGCCGCAACAGCCGAATCGCCTAGGCTTCGCTGTAGGTCGAGGAAAAGATCAAACAACGGCTTGAGAGCGGCATAGACTTCTTCGACAACAACGGCAAAAGGCTCGAACACCGCACCGATGACACGCCCGATGTTGCCAAGTGCAATCCCCAGCGACTCGACAACGCGGCCAATCTGATCCAGAACTGGAGTCAACACCCGGCCGATCGGATCAATCACGGCCGTGATGCCCGCCGTAACCTCGGCAAGTCCGCGAGCGACCCCCTCTCCTAGTCCAGTAAACGGCAAAAGCAGCGATTGCCCGAGCCCTTGCGTTGCCAGGCTCAGAGCGTCGATGCCGCCGCCAAAGTCAGCAAGCCGCGAGCGGTCAAGGTCAGACACGGCACGACCGAACCGATTCATGTCAGTCGCGGCGAGTCCGAGTTCATTGAAGAACGGCAGCAACTGCACGCCGCTGCGACCGAACAAGGCGATCGCCGCCGCCGATCGCTGGGCGGGATCTTCAATCTGTGCCAGCCGTTCGCCAATCAGTTCGATTCGCTGCTCTTCAGAAAGTGCCCCGAACTCTGCCACCGACACGCCGAGCCGCTGCAATGCCGCCTGGGCTTTCTTGCTCTCTTCGTCCGCCCCCGCGAGCGTGTTCTGAAGCCGAGCGAACGAGCCGCTCAACTGCTCGATCGAAACGTCTGCCCTGCGGCCTGCTTCCTCCAGCGTCTGCACGAACTCGAACGAGACGCCCAGCTGGGTCGATAGGCGAGATAGCCGCTCGACGCGATCCTCCAGGCTCACCAGCCCGCGAGCGACCGCAACCGCCCCGGCGGCGAACGCCGTGATGCCAGCCAGGGCGAGGGTAAACGGGTTGATGAGAGCCGTAACCGACGAGGCGATGCTCGTGAGCCCGGTCTTCAGCCCGCCCGCGAACACCCGCGACAGCCCCTCGCTCGCACTCGCGATGCCCGAGATGCGGCCCGCGATGTTTCCCAGCGGGCCGGGCAGCACCGAGAACACCCCCGAGAGTTCGTTGAACTTGAGCGTCGTGCTCGTCGCTGCGGTGTCGATTTCTTTCTGCTGCACCGCCAGCCCGCGAGCCGCACGCTCCGCGTCGGTCAGCCCCTTCGCGGCGTTCTCGGTCGCCCGGTTGTAGGTGTCTAGCGAGATCCGCCCGGCGTTCAGTTGCTCGTTCAGTTCCGCCTGGGTGCGGTCGAACCGCTCCAGCGGCAGGAGGTTCGCTTCGGTAATCCGGGCCGCCCGCTCGAACGCGGCGGCTTCCTTGTTCACCGCTTCAGTGAGTCGCTCGAAGCCGACTGCGAACTGCGTCGCCGCCCCGTCGCCACCATCGCGGAGCGTGTTGACGAGATCCTGGGCTTCCTTCTCGAACCGAGCCTGAGCCGTCGCCGCCGCTTCGCTCTCGCCCGCGAACTTCGCGAACTGACTCGTCAGCTTGTCGGCTTGATCCCCCAACCCCACGAGCGCACGCTGAACCGGACTGAGATTCAGCCGGCTGGCGTCAGCCGTGACCCGCAACGCTAGTGAGAGGACGTTAGCCATTGATGTCGAGATCGCCGAGACCGAACTGCCGTCGCAACTCCAACAACGCCGCCATGTCCTGCGACTCGTGCTGCGGCGGCTTTTCTATCGGAATGAAATCCTCGGGCTTGGGTCGTTTTGAGTTCTTCCCGATGTGCGGAGCCAGGAGTGCCGTGACGATCAACGCCGTCTCCCGCCACGAGTCGGGCAACGCCGAGTAGTAGCGGTTGTAGGCGATCCATTCACTGAACTCGGCCGAATCCATTCGCGTGCCCAACTCGCCGACGGTCATGTGCAGATCGCGAGCGACCGCGAACATGTACCGCCGGGTCGGGCTCGCGTTCAGCCTTTTCCCAGTTCTTGCACATCCTCCTCTGTCATCCGGTTGTGCTTCATCGCTTCGTCGAACAGCCGGCCCATCACCGCACCGCTCTTGCTCGCGAGCTTGTCGATCTGGTCGCGAGTGAACAGGAGCTTCCCGGTCTCGTCGCACAGCACGCCCGCGAGGTACTGCGTGCGGAAGTTCTCGATCCCGGTTTCCTTCTTGCCGATCCACTTCCGCTCATACGAGTCACGCTCGCCCACGCTCATCACGCGGATGAACACGTCGCCGCCCCACTCGGGAACCGCGACCCGCTTCAGTCCCATGTCATCCGCCGCGAGAATCTGATCTGCCGTCAGTGCCATCTGTCACGATCTCCTAGGGATTAGTCGGAGCCCCGACCGTATCCTGCACTCTAAAAGTGAAGGCAAGCCGCACGACCTCATTCGCGACGGCTTCGATCCGCTGGTCTTCGTAGATGCAATCTGAATCGAAGAACGTGACCAGCGTTCCCGCCGACGCAGTGCGACCCGAGAACGTCAGCCGCTTTCGCCGCCCGTACTCACTCACGGGAAGATGAGCGGTCGAGAATCCAGCCAGCCGCAACGTGCCCAGGCTCGGCGTCCACGTCGTGATGCGACCGAGCGGCAGCCCACGCTGGGCGTCAAGTTCGAGCGACTGCACCTCTTGGAGCGACTGACCGCCCCAGGTGATCGTGAACCCTTGGCATGGAATCGCCATGACGGCACCCCGTCATGACTAGCGGGAGACCGTGATGACGCCCTGGCCCCGGATCGCGTCGTTCGTCGCCAGCGTGAGCGTCGAAGACTGCACGGTGAAGTAGCTCGCCGTGGTGCCACCGACGAGAATCGCACCCGCAACGGAGAGCTTGTACGTGCCGGTCGAACCGTCCGCGATCACGATCTTGCCGAGGTAGTCGAACGTCACCTGACGACCGCTGCCGCCATCCTCCGCAGGAACCACGAGCGGAGGCGTCAACCGGGCCGCAAGTTCGCCGGTTGTCTGCCCGAGGTGAGCAACGTCGATCTGCGAGTCGCCGGCTGCACCGGGGTTGGTGTTCGAGATGACGATGTTCGTGACGGTGTAGCCCTGCACGCCCAGCGTGAGTTGGGTGCCGAGGCTCGTGGCTCCACCGGATGCGGTATCGTGCGGGGTCGAGAATGACACGGGCTAGATCTCCTGCCAAAGAATGGTGTAGGTCTGCGTCACGCTGTAGACGGCGGGCAACTCGCCGCCGGCCAACTGCACGAACCCGTCGCTCTCACTGAGCAGCGACACGTTCCTGACTGAAATCCAGTTTCCCAGCGTGCCGCCGAAACCATCCAGTACCGCCCGGCAGCGGTCGGCCAGTTCCCTTACTCCCTCATACGTGGTCGCGTACATATCCACGGCCAGCGTCACGGTCGCGATCCCTGACGGGCCGGATAGGGTGGCTTCCCGCTGCACCGCCTGCCGCCGCCAAGTGACGAACGGGATCGCCGCCGAGGCGGGGGCGATGACGGGGTACACCCGGTCGCCCACGATCTCCGCGACGGCGGGGGCGGCGACCAGGGCATCGCCGATGAGGCGTTCGGGGGATTTGACGCTCATTAGTCGATAGCCCCCGTGACGGATTGCGAGAGCGTGCTGATCGCTTGCTCCAGCGACAGCCGCAGTTCCCGCTGAAGAATCTCGGCGACCGTCGCCTTCGTGCGATCCCAGGCAGTCTTCAGCGGGGGTTGCCCGGTGCTGCCGCCCGCCGGCATCGCAGGGATCGTGATCGGGGTTTTGCTCTTCCGAAAAAACGCTCCTGGGTAGCCCGGCTTTGTTTGCACGCGATGCGGCGTCCCTGACCCTCTCGCGGGTCTCGGAGTGGGGATGAACCCGTCGAAGCCCCCGAGACTGTTGAAGCTCGATGCGATGTAGCCACCTTGCCTCGCGACGGGGTGCGTCTGCACTTGCGTCACCGTGCCCGACTTCGTGGTTCGCTTGTGCGACTTTCGCGTGTAGGGCTTGTCGGCAGGCTTGCTGATCGTCCGCTCGTCGGTGCCTTCTTCTAGCCAGTATTGGTGTCGCGCGCGGTCTGGCCCCTTTCGCACGCTGCCGCCGGCTGCACTCTCCGAATCAGCCCTCGCCGCCCGGCGAAAGCCAAGCAGGGCGACAGCAACGCCGTCATCGCGATAGACCACGTACTTCGTCTTGATCGCTCGCCGCAGGTTGCCCGTCGGCCCGAGCGGGGTCGTTTCCTTGAGAGCCAACTCTGCCGGAAGCATCGCCTTCTGCAACGCGGCCCGCAGGATCACGACCGCCCGCTGCCTGCCAAACACTTGCCCGATGTCCTTCTGGAGTTGCCCCAAACCGGCAAGCTCGGCCGAGAGTTCAATGCGTCCTAGTGCCATTACTCCACCCTCTCCGTGCAGAGCAACTCGTGCTCGCTGCGGTTCGCGTGTTCGAGCAGCGTCGTGATCTCCAGCACCCGACCACGCCACAGGAGCCGCATCGTCTGCACAAGCCCCGTCACGTACCGCAGCCGCACGCGGTGCGTGCCTTCAGTCTGCTGCTGCCCCAAGAGCAGCACCTCGCGAGACGAGAGCCCTTCCACGCTGGCCCACCGCTCGGCAAACGTCGCCCACTCCAGCGTGGTCTCACCGAGCGAGTTGCGCCGCTCGGTCGCCTGCTGGATCGTCACACGCTCGCGGAGCGGCGGTGCCGGCGGTCACGTGCCTGGCAATCGTCAGCGGAACGCCAGCGGGAACTACCCCGAGCGTGTCGATAACGCTGACGGCTCCCGACGAATACGCCAAGTCGCCGCCCTGAAAATCCAGCTTGCAGCGAACGCCCGTTGCTTGAAATGCGATGCGTCGAACGAGTCCATCACCTTGGTTAAAGTCCACAATCTCGCCGCTTGAATCACGGTAAATCGATGGTGCAGTCTGGATCGTCACGTCTGCACTGCCGACCGTGCCTGTAACTACAGCAACCCGACCCGTCGTGTACTCGGTCGCATCCCGCAGCACGATCGTCTTCAGCGACTGCGCCCCGCCGACCGTCGTGCTGTCAGTGAACGCCACATCGACCGAGATCGTTCCGCGAACGCTGCTCATCGGTAGCTCCCCCACTTCGCCGAATCGAGCAACGCCTTCACGCCGAAGGGAATCTCGTTGAGATTCACCGCGTCAGCCGCCATGCGACGCTCGTACCACATGCCCACGAGCCACAGGATCGCGTTCTTCACCCGCTGCGGCACGCTCGCCCCGGTGCCATCACGCCCGGCGTGCCACGTCACCGCAACCGCGTTGTAGTCCAGCAGATGCGAGGGCCAGGAGCCGTTGTAGTTCGTGCGGAGGACGCCCGGCACGCTGTCACGATCGACCCGGTACTCGGCAGTCGAGAGCGTCGCGGTGCTCTGGTTCTCCAGCGTGTAGGTGATGCTGACCGCCGTCACCGTGCCGCTGGTCGCCATCGGCGGGCGGGGCAACTCGATCTCCACGGGGAACGAGTCGAGCGTCATCCGGTACTGCGTATGAACGAACGTCTCGTCGCAGTACGCCTCGCACCACTCGCGAGCCGCCTTGAGGTAGGCAGCGATCAGAGCATCGTCGGTGTCGGTATCGACCCGGCAATGCGCCTTCGCTTCCGCGAGCGTGACCGGCTCAACCGCCGGCTGCGTCAGAGTCTTGAGGCTGCGGTATCGCATGGGGCTTTCTGCCGCGTCGCGGCCTTGCGTCTGCCCGCTCAACCTCGGGCTCGACCGTTGCTGTCTCGATCAAGTCCATCTGCGGCTCTCGCACGGCAATGCCGTCACGAATGAGCCGCTCCGCTGTCTCGTCTTCGCACTCGACCACCCGGCCGACGGTGTAGGTCGAGTAGTTCTGCGTCAGTCTTATTTTCATGATCCGGGGGCACTCCATGCAGTTTTGGGGCGACCGTTCGCCGTGTAATCACCGACATACTGAAACACCGGAGATTGCAGATCCTTGCCCGGCCAGACCGACACGTACTCGCCGTGCCCGATCGAGACGCGGGGCGTGACGTAGACGCGGTTGCCGCCCTTGCGGAACTGCCTCCACATATGGATGTCCGAGTCAGTTCTGCCGTCTCCGTACTCGCCCTTGTCGTTGGGGATGTCTTGGAACCAC